TCATTACCTTCTATTTCAACTTGACGAACAAAAATTTCTTCAAGGTATTGTTTAACGCGAAATTTTTGTGAATGATAAGACTCAAGTTTTTCTTCAGTCATATTGTTTTTACGATTCAGCTTGTATGCAGGATATAATTCACGTCTAGTTTTGGAGTTATGTTTTCCATCCCAAAACACGACAATTTTGTCATATTCATTGTCCACAAGTTGTTTTCTAAGTGTGTTGAGAAAGTGGTAGATTCCACCAATGTGGTTTCCCTCAACAAATAAGTCGCGGACTCCGTGGAATCCGATTTTGAATAAGTTATCTCCATCAACTAATAGAGTTTTCAATTATATTTTTTTAATTGTTGTACAAAAGAAAAATGACTGATTAAATCGGAACCTAACCAGTTCGTTTTTGAATATGATATGTCTGAAAGCAATTTAAAGTGCGTCTGGGTCCTTGTCTTCTTTCAAAACAAAGTCACCATCGCTTCCAATGATTTCTTTCCAATAGTCAGAATACTCTTTCTTGTAAGCCTCAATAGAAGCCTTCTCTTCTGTTGTATCCTTACCGGCCAAGAAACCATGTGGAGTAACAATAATTTTTCCGTCTTCATATCCCAAACCATTGATGTGGTTTTTCATAACGGAGATTTTGGTGCGAGAAGCAAACTTCACAGTTCTCTTGTCCTTAGTAGCTGTAATCTTGGTCGTACCAGCACCTTTTTGATTACCAAATAAGAACACCAAAGATGAGTTAAGCCAAACAGACTCACCACCCTTAGCTTTAATTTTAGGTTGACCAAACGGATTGTCAGGAAGTTCAACCCAAGGTTGATTAACAACAATCAAAGTGTTTTCATACTTTGAATCTGCTTTACGAGAACCTGAGATACGTTGGTTGATACCCATACCAATCTTGTCAGATAAAACCGACGCGTTATGTTGTTTACCACCTTTACCATCATAAGTCATCTTACAAGGTACTGAACCCACAGAATCCCAAAGGAAACATAAACTGTAATCCAATTCACCCTTTTCTTGAGCATCTAACAAACTGTTAATGTAGTCTGTGATTTGTTCAATGTAATCAAAGTTGTTGTTAAAGATAAAGAACCCGTCCCAATCCAATTCACCCGTTTCTTGGTCAACTACCTCATCACATTGAAAGCCCATTAATCTAGCATGTTCAAAACTCCACTTTTGTTCGGTGATGATAAACACGGGTAGAATCTCTTTCTTTTGAGCATCGGCTGCAGTTTTAATCATCGCAGTTGTTTTACCCGTATCGGAGTGACCCAAGAACATATTGATATGTCCAATACCCGGGCCCGGTAAACCCACAGCATCCAAGAAATCAGAACCACAGTCAAAAAACCTTTGAGGTTTATATTTTGCCGAAGTTGAATATTTCTTTTTAAATGAAGAAAAATCAGTTGTTTTCTTTATTGCCATAGTATTTCCAGAATTCGTTAAAGGTTTGTAATTTATCACTTGCATTGGCTAATTTCTCCACAAAATTATCCATTTCTTCGATAATTTGGGGATGTTCTCCTATGCCAGCAGCATTTTCGAGATAAATCATAAGAGTCGCCTCAGCTTCCAAAATTTGAGCCTCATATTTCAACTTGAGGCTCTCATACATTTTTTGTTTAGTTTCTTTTGTCATAATCGTAAGAATTAAAAGGGTGGGGTTTCCCCCACCCAACTAACATAAATTAAAATGGTAGGTCTTCGTCAGGAGTAGAATCTGCCTGAGGGTCTTTATAGTTTGAACTGTTGTTAGAAGCTGTACCTCCAAAGGTTTCAGTTCCAACTTCGTTGTTACCATAAACATAACCACCTTTTTCGCTATCCCAACGTGGTTCTTCTCCACGAGCAAGAGCTTCCAGGTACTCAACCGGCTTTTTAGAATAAACATCTTGCCAGTCAAGTTCATCATTTACCCAACTATCCATAGTTGCTTTGTCCTCGTGAATAGGTGCGGGGTCATCATACATGATTGTTGATACAGTAGTGTATACAGCACCTTTAGGTGTCTTCTGCTTACTTAGTTCAATAATGAGGTCGCGTCCCTTTTCTGGGTCAGTGATATCACCCTTATTACGCCAAATAGGAATAATCTTATCAAGAATACCTTCATTTTTATAGTTGTGTTTGAAGCGCCAGAACTTCACTCGATCAGCCTCGTTGTCTCGGTCAATAACCTTAACAATGTAGAATTTACGAGACTTGTATTGTTTAGAAAGCTCTTTGTCTGATTCTTTACCGGTAGACATAAGCTCTTCATGAACCTCGTTAAGAGGTGAACGCTCGTTGTCATTTTTACCTGGGTCGTAGAACTTTTGCCACTTTCCTCCGACTTGGATTTCGTGATACCAAGCCTCCTTGAAGGGTGACCCGCCATCCTGTGTTGGGAGAATGCGGACACGGCGGGTGCCCGAGTTTGATTTGTCATCAAGGATAAGCGCGAAATATTTTTTCAAACGCTCGTCTTGAGACATTTTTCCGAAGTTTGCACTTCCGGATTGTTGGTTTTTTTCGTACTGTGCTAGTACTGCATCTAATGAACTCATAGAAAATTAATTTAAGTTAGTTAATGAAATATAGAAAATTGATTTCAAATTGTCAAATAATAAAAAAGGTTGTGTTGCCACAACCTCAATTATAGTATAAAATTCGAAATAATCAAAATTTGTAAGGTAATTGATTTTTATTGCTTGGTTGGAAAGTTTTTTTAATTTCTGCTGGACTTATCCCTTCAATATCATCTGTTGTTAAAATGTATTCATGCTTACCAGATTTTTCCCAATCTTCTTTTTTATCGTCAAAAAAATCGGATAGTTTCTTGTTAAATGGTCCTGAATCAATCGTTCTTAAAGCTAGTTTTTCTTCTGCCGATTTCGGTCTAAATTTTTCGAGTGCAAATTCGATATCGTTTAATTTGTTTACTAAGTTGTCCATTTCTGAAAGTTTCGATTCAAGGTTTTTAATATAACCAAATAGACTTTCAAAATATTCTTCTTGCTTACTTTCTATTTTTTTTTGTGAATTAACGAGGTCCGTAATATCTAATTGTTCTGTTCCGCTTTCACTTGTGTCAGCAGTATCTGTAATTTTTTCAACTTCAGTGTCAGCAGTCAAGTCAATCTTTTCTGGTGTTACTGGTGCCGCTGGTGCTGGGGAAGCAGCATCAATTTCCGGTTCGGGTAATCCAGGAACTAAAGGAGTTTCTTGTTCTAGAATGTACTTGTTGATTTTATGATGTCTTTCAATCTCTTTTAATATTTTCTTATCAATGCTCATTGGATTAACCGTTTAATAAATTTTTAATTCCGTTTGGTGTTTCTACGCGTACTCTTCTGTTGAGAGTAACATCATAACCGGCTCTTTCGATTAGACCATCTCTATCACGAATGGTATAGCAATCTCCGGTATCTAAGTCACAGACTTGCTTAGTGCCATCTCCATTATCTTTTTCAGAAACTCTAGTTTGTTTCCCAAGATATTGATTTAATAATGAATGAGTATTCATATGTGTGTTTTATTATAAATATACTCAAACTAGTATTAGGTACAAGTTGGAGTTACAGTGTTGATGAGGTTTATGTTGTTAGGAACCGGTGTAGGCGTAATTGTTGGTGTAAAAATAGGAATTGTAGTTGTTAGTCCAAGTTGTTTTGCCAAAATTACGGCATTTGTTAGACTAGCCGCCAGAGTCTGATTTTGGGTTTGTGAAGTTCCTCTTGGGTATGGCCAGTTTTGAAGATAATATCTTTCAATACTCTTTTGACGAATTTCACCTAAACTATTTGTAACACGGTCTCTTACAAAGTTAATGTAGGCTAGAGCACCGTCAAACACAGCAAATGGCATAGATACTTCGGTAGTGTTTAATGTTTTCATACTTCTACAAACATAAGACCTTCGGAAATAAAGGTCTGCAGTAGCGCCGTAGTCATAGTTCAAAGTTATCTTTCCATAGTTATTATTTGCAGATTCAAATCTGTTATCTACACCACTGGATGCATAAG